AATTCATTGATACAGAGTGGTAAAACACTAGAACAAGCTATGACTCCAAACTTATTTACAGGTAAAGTTGGAGCTGACTCACTAGGCGCATATGCAAATAATTTAACTGCTCAAATAAGTACCCAGGTAGAAGGATTTAAAATAGCACAAAGTAATCTAATTAATAGTGGATTACTGACAGGAAAAGAAGCAGGAACGCAAATGGCTGGTGTAGTAATGTCGGCAGCAACTGTTGGTATACCTCAAACTATAGGGTTCGTACAAAATGCAGCCAACCAAACTCTAGCAGGAGCCCAAGCTAGTTTAGCGGCGGCCGCTGCACCTATTAATAATGTATTAGGAAGCGTAGCAGATAATCTATCAGCTGGTAAATTCGCAGCGGCTTTAAGTAACGGAGTCACTGGTGGACTAAGCTCATTGGGAGCGTCATTAGCGGGCATGGCTGGTGACATAACAGGTAAGTTAAACTCACTTAGGGGAGCAGCGGCTGGCGCATTTGATGCAATAGCAAACGCATTGCCTAAACTTGAAGCTGGTGTACCACAAAACTTGAGAAAGATTGCAGAAGGTGGAACTGCAAAAGCAAATAATGAAGGAGCTGATGTAGCGGCTACGGTATCAAATCAACAAGCTGGTTCACAAAACGCTAGTGGAGTAGCAACCGGCACAGCTAGTTCAGCATACAACCCATTTGCCGCGCTTCAAACTGCAGGTAATACATTCTTAAATAGTATACAGGCTCAAATATCTCCTGCCATTACTACACTACAAGGTATAGGGCCAAATCTTAGTAAATTTGCAAATAATATTACTTCAACTAGTACTACAGATTCGGCTTCAGCAGGTGGATTAAATTCACTACCAGGCGGTCAACAAGCTACAGCAATCGTAACTAATCTTAAAGATAGTTTGATTAACACAGTAAATGTATTACCAGGTACTCAAACTATTAAAGCTTTAATTGATTCTAAACTTACCGGGGTAACAACTGCATTATCAACAGTAGATTCAGTATTTAAAGGAGTAAATAATGCTGCAAATCAAGTTACAATTGCTGCAAAGAATGTGGGATCCGCTTTTGAAAATTTAACTACAGGTAAGGGTTTATCTAGTTTAGCCCAAGCAGGATTACCTGCAAGTGCAATAGCAAAAGTTGACGCATTACTTAGTTCGTTTAGTTCAGGAGGTGCATCCTCAGTTAAAATGGCAACTGTTGCTACTAATACTGATGGTACTCGCACATCATTAGACGCACAAACTAAAGCACAGTTAGATAACCCAGTAATACCTCCCCCAAATTATGATAAATCGCCTACTGCACCAAAACCAGAAGAAATTATAAATAATTTGGCTAAATTAGCACCTGGCTCAACAGACTCAATCGCCTAAACAACTTAGCATAAATATAATCATGGCTACATACATTGGATTCTCAACAATTAACGCTAATCAGCCCCGTTCTACCGATCTTAATGCAGGGGTAGACGGTGGCACGGGCGGAACAGTAAAATCAATTAACATTGGTAAAAAATATCGCTTGTTAGATCAACCACTAATAATACAAGACTTTGTTAATGCATTGAATATACCGCAAGGACAAAAAGTAGGGAATCCTGCGTATGGCACTACTCTTTGGTCATTTGTTTTTGAACCTAATACCACTGATACACAATTTGCCCTACAAGATGAAATTCAGCGAGTAGCTTCCCAAGATCCTAGACTAATCGTAAATTCAGTAAACACTTATACTCAGGAAAACGGTATATTGATTGAAATGGAGTTAGCTATCGCCCCCTTCAACAACCCACAAATACTATCTGTGTTTTTCGATAACGCTACAAATACTGCAACATTACAATAAAAGTAGTGCTTTTAGGTATGATAAATACATAAAAGAGAATACACATGGCAACCTCATCACGACAATCTGCACTTTTTGGCGTCAACGATTGGAAAGCAATATATCAAACCTTTCGTCAAGCTGATTTTAAAAGTTATGACTATGAGACTCTTAGAAAAAGTTTCATAGATTATCTACGCGCCTACTACCCTGAAACATTCAATGACTATATTGAAAGTAGTGAATTTATCGCGCTACTAGATGTTATGGCGTTCATGGGGCAAGGTCTTGCATTTCGTAACGATCTTAACGCCCGCGAAAACTTTATTGATACTGCTGAACGTAGAGACAGCGTAATCAAATTAGCAAACTTAGTTAGCTATAATCCAAAAAGAAACATAGCTGGGCAAGGCTACATAAAAGTTAATAGCATCCAAACTACAGAAAATATCACTGACATGAATGGGTATAATTTAAGCAACTTACCCGTACTTTGGAATGACCCAGTTAATGTGAACTGGTTAGAACAGTTTAATACTATCATTAATGCAGCACTCATAAATGTGCAACGAGTTGGTCGTCCTGGTAACAGCCAAACTATTCTAGGTATTAAAACAGACGAATATACACTTAGCATCCCACCAGGTAACTTACCTGTTATCCCATTTACGTCACAGGTAGATGGTATTAACATGAATTTTGAACTAGTAAGTGTAACTAGTGTTAACGAAGATTATGTATATGAAATACCACCTGCGCCATCAGGTAGATTTAATATGGTATATCGTAATGATAAACTAGGATATGGCAGCCCCAATACAGGCTTTTTCTTTTATTTTAAACAGGGCACACTAACCAATTACGACTTTAATTTACCACAACAGATATCAAATCAAGTAGTAGAAATTGGAAACATACAAGGTATTAATAATACTGATACTTGGTTATATCAATTAAGTGCGAATAATGGCACTCAGCTACTTTGGAAAGAAGTGGCTAGCGTATATGCAAACGCACAACTACAAACAGAATCTAGCTATAAGAAAATATTTTCTGTTATATCAAGATTTAATGACCAAGTTGCTTATGCATTTGGCGATGGCGTGTTTTCAGAAATCCCAGTTGGGCCTTATCGTGCTTATGTTCGTGCAGGAAATGCGCTTACTTATACAATTGATCCAACAGAAATGCAGGGCGTTTCAGTAACAATTAGTTATATTAGTAGAGCAGGTAAAACAGAATCGCTAACACTTGGATTAGAACTGCAACTCCCAATAACTACCGCACTAGCTAGAGAATCACTGGCTGAAATTAAATTACGCGCACCTGCTCGCTATTATACACAAAATCGTATGGTTAATGGCGAAGATTATAATAATTTTCCATATACTCTATACAGTTCAATTATAAAAAGCAAAGCAATAAATCGTAGCTCAGTAGGAGTTTCAAAAAATCTAGACTTACTAGATCCAACTGGTAAGTATAGCAGCACTAATTCATTTGCAAATGATGGTGCACTTTATCAAGATAGTTCAAATGCTGGAATCGTAGTTACTGCTACTAACGTAAATGAAATCATCACCGTGCTAACAGATAAAATAGGAATAGCACTATCTGATAATCGAGCTACCCAATACTATATTCAAAATTATCCAAGATACAGTTTGAATCAAGCATCGGGAGATGGCGTTGTGTATTGGAATACTAGTACCGTAGATACTAATAGTATTACTGGTTATTTTTATAATCAGATATCTGGTGCCGGCCGAGTTCCTATACCAGTAGGTACATATTCAAGTTATAATGCAAAGTATATTACTAAGGGCGCACTAATCAAAGTAACTGCGCCATTAGGTTACTATTTTGATCAAAACCATAGACTAGTTTCTGGAATACCAACAACATCTGATATAACATACTATTGGACTACTGTTCTTAATGTTGTTGATGATGGTTATAATTATGGTGAAGGTAATTTTGCAAATGGTACAGGACCTATAACATTAAATGGGTTCGTACCTGGAGGCGCTGTGATTACTACTGTAATACCAGTATTTACTAACATTTTGCCCGCAGTTGTTATACAAGAAGCAACAACCAAAATGGAGCTGAATCAAAGTTTCTCACTACTATTTGATAACTCACTAACAATTAATCAAATTAGATGGAGTGTAGACACTTATAATACACCAGGATGGTTTGTAAATTTTCTAAGTCAAGGCGCTGGAAGATACCAAATCGCATATCGTTCGATTAGGTATTATTTTGGTAGTGTGGCAGATACTAGATTTACGTTTGAAAATGGACAAGTAATTTATGATCCCTTTACTGGTAAAGCGTTAGCAGACTATGTAAAAGTACTAGAAACAAATACTCAACCTAGTTCTAATTATCCATTAGCTACTCCTGTGCCAGTTACTGTGATTGGACAAACAGTAGAAAGTGATGGATATGTAAATGACTTTGAAGTGCAAGTTGCAAGCATTGATGTAAATGATAGAACAATCGTTACTGATCCTGATTTCTTTACTACGGTTACAGGATATGTTGCAGGATCTAGTAATATTGGCATATACACATTCTTTGAGTTGATACAAGATGCAGTAAATTTATCTAGATATCAGCTAATACCTACCAGTGATGTAGCTTATCAATATTCAACTCAGTCGGCAATTGAAGTGGTAAAATATGACTATCCAGTAGGACAATTATTTTATGCTTATGGTGAAAATGCATTTTATATAACCGCACAAGACCCTACAGTAACTACCCCATATTATATCTTAGTGATTCAACCTCAATATTTAATGAGACCGGGTCGTCAAGGGTTGCAGTTTCAATATCGTCATAACAGCAATAATACTACTAGAATTGACCCAGCTACCACTAACATTATTGATTTATATTTGGTAACACAAGCTTATTACACTAGCTATACGAATTGGTTACAAGATGTTACTGGTACTGTACCTGAGCCATCAAGACCAACAATTAATGAGCTACAGCAAGCATATGGTCAGCTAGATGATTATAAAATGTTGACTGACAGTCTTATATTAAATAGTGTATACTTTCAGCCACTATTTGGAACAAAAGCTGCAACTCAACTGCAAGGTACAGTTAAAGTTATTAAGGCTTTAAACACCAGTGCTAGCGATAGTGAAATTCGTAGTGCAATATTATCTGCTATGAATGATTATTTTTCAATTAATAATTGGAATTTTGGTGACACATTTTATTTCTCTGAACTAAGCGGTTATTTGCATAATCAATGTGGTGAACTAGTTAGCTCAATCGTGTTAGTACCAAACGATCCTACAATGTCGTTTGGAGACTTGTATGAGATAAAATCAGCTCCATATGAAATTTTCGTTAATGGTGCAAATGCTAACGATGTGATTGTTATCCCTGCATTGACTCCGGCTCAGCTACAGATAAGTACTAATAGATAATATTTTTTAGAGAGTTAAGATGGCAACTAGAATCCGTACAATTAATTTTTTACCAGACATATTTAGAACTCCTACCAATTCACAGTTTTTAGGAGCTACACTAGATCAAATAGTTGATCAGCCCAATACGATGAAGATACAGGGCTATGTTGGTAGTAAATTTGGTTACGGGATTAATGCTAAAGATTATTATGTTGTTGAACCTACTAAAACAAGAACAGATTATCAACTAGAACCAGGCGTAGTTTTTACTAAAAAAGATACTTCAACAGCACAAGATTTTATCAGCTATCCTGGTATTGTAGATGCACTAAAGCTAGCAGGCGGGGTAACCAACAATAATGATAGATTATTTAACAGTGAGATTTATTCTTGGGATTCATTTACTAATCTAGACCCACTTATTAACTATACACAGTACTATTGGTTAAAAGATGGTGCTCCAGCGGTTACTATTTCAACTAGCACAGTATATACTAGTGGTTCCTATATAGTGACTAGTTTACCAAATGGATATGAAATATCAAGCGATACTGATCCAGCTGGATCAGTAAATCCAAATATTACTTTACTACGCGGCGGAGTTTATACTTTTGCAGTTAGCCAGCCTACACAGTTTTGGATTCAAGGCGTGCCGGGTGTAACAGGGTACGATCCTGCTCAACCTAATATGCAAACTAGGGACGTACTTGGAGTAGAGAATAATGGTGCTAATGTTGGATTAGTAACTTTTACCGTACCCTATAAAAATGCACAAGACGAATATAATTTTTCTGGAAATAATCTAGTTGATGTAATATCTGACAAGCCATTTGATCAAATTAACGGTAAACTGTTAAGTGAAGTTAAGAACATCGATGGATTAACTTCACTTGAAGGTAAAACTGTTATGTTTTACAATGACGGTGTAGCAAATGAACAAGGATATGTTTCTAAGTTTTATGATATTACGCTTTATGATGAAGATGGTGGTAATCCTTATACAGCCCCTGGATCAGCGGCCGACAATAACAACTATGAGGGCGGATATTACACTACAGTAAATGCTACCTTTTATCAAATTACATATACAGATGGTCCTACTTCAAATAATCCCATGATTAGATTAGTACCATACGGTGCTATCCCTACTAACGAAAAAATAACTGCAACATCAGGAACCAAATACATAGGTAGAAATTTTTATAGAAACACATATGGTGCTATTAACATAATACCTTACCTAAGTGCTATTTTAGATACGCTGTATTATCAAGATGGGACTTTTCCTAATAAAGTAGGTGTAATTAAGCTTATTGAAAGCAACTCTACAGATATATTAGATATTGATACTATATTAGGTAAGAAAACATATACATCACCTAATGGTGTAGTATTTACCAATGGATTAAAAGTAAGCTTTAAAGGCAATGTTACTCCCACTTCCTACAGCACAAATGAATATTATGTAGAAGGAGTAGGAACTGCAATTAAATTAATTCCAGTAACTGAATTAGTAGCTCCCGAATCGTTTACTAGAGGTACTTACTTGCCATATGATACAGTTCCATACGATATTGGCAATTATGACGCACAACTTTATATTCCAGTAGATCAAGACTACATCACTATAGCTAGAGATAGTATAGATAAGAATCCATGGTCAAGAAGCAATCGTTGGTTTCACATAGATGTTATTAATGCAACTGCTGAATACAATAATGATCCTGAAATAGCAACTAAATTGGCCACACAAGCTAACAAAGCTAAACGACCAATCATAGAATTTTACCCTAACTTAAGATTATTCAATACTGGTGTTATAGGAAAAGCCCCCGTAGATTTCATCGATATTAGAACTACTGATGCATTTAATCAAGTAGCCGGTCAGCTAAATTATTACCCGGACGTAGAAGTATTCACTGCACAAACAGCTACTATAACTCCGCAGACAATAGCTACAACTACCACTACAGTAGTAATTAATTCTAGTAGTATATTGTCTGGATCGGGCTCATTCGCAATAGGACAATATATTGCTGACTCTACTAATGTGTTACCATCAGACGCACAAATTTCTGCAATTTCAGTTACTACCGGTGTATTAACTATTACAGTAGAATGGGCATATGTTACTACTATTGTACCAGCAGGTTTAGCGTCATTGATAGCCAATGAACTTTCAAATGATAATTATGCTATCTTTGATGGTGCTAGAATCGTTTTTACAAAAGACACCAATCTTGACGTTAGAAATAAAATATATGTAGCTAGATTTTCAACTATAGTAAGCCAAACGCTACCTGTTATCACGCTAACTGAAGCAGATGATGGATTGGTTTTACCTGATGAACAAACTGTTGCATTTAAGGGCTATTATAATCAAGGCAAAGATTGGCACTTTGATGGATTACATTGGGATAGCTCTCAACAAAAAACAACAGTAAATCAACCGCCACTATTCGATATTTTTGATGCAAATGGTGCAAGCTTGGGTGATCCTGCAGTATACTCAGGCACTTCGTTTAAAGGAAATAAATTATTTGCTTATGCCATTGGTTCAGGAAAAAATGATACATATTTAGGATTCCCACTTAAATATGTTTCTATTGGTGGACTAGTGGGAGACATAAGCTTTGATGTATCACTAAACGCTGAGAGTTTTAATTATGTTAGAGGATTTAATTCTATAACTCAAAAAGTTAATACAGGATATGTCTATAATTATAGTGATATTACTACACATGTAAGACAGTTGGGTTGGCAAACCGCAGTAGCTCCTAGCAGGCAGTATCAGCTATTCTCAGCAGACTACGTTCCCAATCCTCGCGCACTCTCAAATGTTTTTGTAGTTGAGTGCGACATTGCAGCGGAAAAAGAAAGTATTTGGCCTAATGTTCAAGTTTCAAGAAATAATGTATTACTAGCACCTACAGAATATACAGTTACCATAGCAGATACTACCACAACAGTATCAATCAATGTCGTTGATCCATTAGTTGAAACAGTATATCAAATAGCTATTTTAAGTAATCAAGTAAGTGCTACTGCATTTTATCAAATACCTATCAACTTAAATAATAATCCACTTAATGAAGAATTAACTTCACTTAATGTAGGTGATATCAGAGGACAGTATCAAAGTATTTTTTATAATAATCCTAACACTGTGGGTGAAGTATTTGGTTCTAATAATTATAGAGACTTGGGTAACTTAGTACCATGGGGCAACAGGATAATACAAAACAGTGCATCATTAGTATTGCCCGGTACCTTCTTAAGAAAACCTGATCATAACTTAATCTTATCGCTACAGTATAATAGCCAACAATACATCATCTTTAAAAATCTACTAATAGATACGGTCAACAATACAGCCTATGATACTTATACTACTCCTGCCAATGCACTAGACGATGCACTGGATCAAATGACTGCATCAAAGCTAGAAAGCGGACCGTTCTTTTGGAGTGATATGATCCCTTCAAAAGCTCCGTACATAACAAATGTATACAGATTTGCCAATGCATTAGATGTAAGTATTTACCCATTAAGTCATGTATATAATTTTGAAACTGCTAATTATAATGGCGTTCTTGTTTACTTAACTAGAAATAGCATAATTACGCAATTAGTAACTGGGGTTGACTACACTATTAGCACAACTGACCCAACACTAACAATTACAACCGATTTATTGCCAGGTGATTTGATTACAATCAAGCAATACAATCAAACATATGGTAGCTATGTACCAAATACTCCTACCAAGTTAGGTTTATATCCTGCGTTCATTCCTAGTGTAATACTAGATGAGAATTATGCACAGCCTACATATTTTATTAAAGGACACGATGGTTCATATAATAAGTTATATGGTGAATACGTTAATGGAGTTCTAAATGATCTTAGAGATCAAGTCTTGCTTGAATTTGAACTTAGAGTTTATAATAACTTAAAATTAAGCAATACTATTCCTATCAGGGATTATGATGTTTTACCTGGCTTCTTTAGAAACTCTCAGTATTCTTTTGATGAAGTATTAACTATATATGATCAATTCTTTTTAAATTGGGTTGGTCAAAACAGAATTGAATATAAACCACAGTTTTATTCTGCTAACGACCAATTCACTTACAACTATAATCAGTCTGGTAACAAGATTAATGGAGAACAAATCCCAGTTGGTAACTGGCGTGGAGTATACCAATATTTTTATGATACAGCTAGTCCAGATACTGCACCATGGGAAATGTTGGGCTTTGCCAATCAACCCACTTGGTGGACTCAAAGATATGGTCCAGCACCCTATACTAGTGAAAACTTAATACTATGGGGCGATCTTGCAGCAGGTATTAATTGGAACAATGGTGATCCAGTTGTTATCCCTCAAGCTATCAGACCTAAACTATTGCAAGTATTACCAGTAGACAGCGCAGGTAACTTAGTATCACCTTTCGTTGCAGTAGTAGGTAATTATGATCAACGCACCTTCAACAATAATTGGCGTGCCGGTGATGTTGGGCCTACAGAATTCTCGTATCGTAGAAGCAGTAGTTGGCCCTTTGATTTAATGAAAATCTTAGCACTAACTAAGCCTGCTAACTTCTTTAATCTAGGTGTAGATGTTGACAATTACAAATATAGTACTGAATTTAATCAGTATCTAGTAAACGAAAGAAGTCATTTAGTAATATCTGATGTAGAAATTTATGGTACAGGCACACCAAAAACTAGCTACATCAATTGGATTGTAGATTATGAAAAGCAAGTGGGTATTGATGCTACTACTAATATCACCACACTACTTGACAATTTAGATGTAAGATTGGT